GGTCTTGCCACAGACATCGCCTCTAGTCCAGTGTAGACCTTCTTCTACTGTGTAATGGCTTCCTCCGGTCTGGGTTGTTCTATTAACTTTCCATAAAAATCCATCTTTTACTATATAAGCATTGTATCTTTTGTCTTGATACCCTAAATATGTTGCCGAAGTAGAGTAAGCAGAATAAGTCCATACCCTTCTCCAAGAAGAAGTATCGGCATCTGTAGGAGAGTTAGAAGTATTATTAATACATCTCCAGTAATTAGTACCAGTAGTAGAACTAAGTATGCCTTCTGCTGTTATCTGCATTAAGTTTGCCTGAGAAGTTGAATAATAAGTACCGGCACTAAATGAGCTTAAACTGTTTCCATTAGTAAAAGTTATGCCAGTTACAATATACTCATCTTCAGGACTCATATAAAGAGTCAACTCTACGCCTCCAATAGTAATTTTACTATCCGCTCTCCAGTTACAGCCTCCTACCTTTTCTCTCTCTGGTTGATCTACATAAGCAGTTCCATTGTGTTTCTTAGAACCTCCTCCAGTATACTTCCATGGACAACTTCCGCCTACAACTATACGTCTTGGTAGTTGTATACCGGCTAAGTCAAAAGGAGCAGCTAGTTCAAACTCTACTTTAGTGGCATCCTTTGCTGAGATTCTATCTATCACATACACGGATCGGGGAAACTCTACAGGAGGGTTTCCACTACCTGAGTCCCCAGATTCTCCTACTAAGTATTTTTTAAGTGTTGTTCTACGAGTAAGTCTTTTTCCTATAAGATCTTCGTACCCGAGGCCTCCTATAGACTGAGAGAAAGTATTATGTAGATTTGCTACCGTGAACTTAGGGCGGTTCATTGCACCATCAGATGTAACTTCAAAATCTTCTGCTTCTGCGGGCAACGCAATATAACTTCTTGATACTCCTGTAGCGTCTCTGAACTCTATAGTAGTTAAGTCATTGTCTAATCCATCAGGATAAAAATATACAAAAGAACCCTCCGCATACTCTAAGTCATATAGAGTTACTATTGCTGAGGTTATTCCTTGACTTTGTACGTCTTCTACTATGGCTGTCATGATTCATATACTCTTCTGAATGTTGCTGATAAATTGTTGTGCCCACTGTTGTTATAGCTTTGACTAAATGTGTCGCATACTACTTTGATAGTTTTTTCATTATCAATACTACTGTCTAATACGCCGGTAACCTCTTCTGTAGTGGCAAAATCTGGTACGGTAAAGTTAAAGGAACTCACTCCATTTAAGCTATTTAAAAATCCTGCTATATTATCAATATCCTGTTTAGGACGATTTTTGAAAGAAACACTATAAGTTTCTTCTGTATTATTTATACCTTTTGTGCTTCTCTGCTCATATCCGTCACCAAACTTTATACTACGAGTTTTTTGCTTGGCGTTGCGAGTCATTCCTCTATCAGGAAGAATATTTAAACTACCATAGGCAGATGTTGTATTAAATCCTATTGCCATTATGCTGCTCCATAGGGGCTAAGTATTCCGCCCGGCCGTTTTTGTCTCTGGAGCTCTTCTTGTACAGCGCCTGCAAGCATCTTTCCAAGATCGGCACCCATTTTGCCATCATTTTGACTATCTGTTTGAGAGGTTCCATCATTAGACATATTGACACTAATAGATACATTATTTGTACCGCCGCCGCCGTTTTTCATCTCAACAGGAATCTTACCGCCACTCGGGAGAGGTACTACAGCTTCTGTTCCATGAAGAATTGCAGGGTAACCTGCGTTTTTACCTTTTGCTATGCCTCCAGTAGCGTACCCTTTCATAATGCCACCATGCCGGCCAGAGGCACCCCCAAAAAGGCCTCCAAACAAAGAACCTAAACCTCCGCCACCAGATCCTCCAAAGAGTCCCCCAAGAAGATCCGGCAAGCCTTTAAAAAGGTCTCCAAAACCTCCCATCAAGTCCATAAATGATTTACCCATTTTTCCAAGAAAACCGCCTTCAGTATTTTTATCAAAAATATCTGAAAAACTGTTCAAGAAAGGACCAAACATGCCTCCCTCTCTTTTTGTTCCAGGGTTTTTTACTATGGGCGTTCCTTTACTGGAGTGTCCTACTACTCCTACATTGGGGTCTGCCTCTACAGGTACGCTTTTTCCGAAAAGTTTTTGGAGAATACCTACTTTTTTAGCAGGATCTCCGGGGGCACTTGTTGGGTCCGCAGGTGCAGTAGCTGGGTTATTCACAGCAGAAGCAGAAGGAGTTACAGTGGCGCCGCCGGTTGCTGCTTGTATTCTGTTAGCAATATTAATACCTACCTGATCTGCGGCATCTATCATCCTTTTAGCTATAGCGTCTCCTCCATATTCTGCACTAGTAGTTATAGCAGTCGCCATTTTTTCTTCAGGGGATTTTTCTCCTGTTAGCTTCATCATAATCTTTTTGGTCATCTGATTGGCCAAGGTGTCTGCTATAGAATTTAATACCCCTTTTGCTATCCCTAGAACGGCATCTTTTAAACTACTTTCAGTTCCTTTAATTAAAGCCGCAAGTGAAGACTCTAAGTTACTTTCAAATGCTTGAGAAGCAACTCTTTTAATTTCTTCAAGTTCATTTCTTTGAGCAATCAACGCATCTTTCTGAAGTACCATTATTCCTAATTCAGAGTTTAGTGCAACTATTCCCTTCTCTCTAGTATTTAACGTTTGTTGCTCTATTTGTAAGCTCGCAGTCATAATACCGTCAGCTGCTTCTAATTTTGCATTAAACTCGTCTCTTTGACTTTTTAAAAGATACTGAGCCTGAGCTATTTTTTGTTCTGTTTCGTAAATTTTTACTTCTTGCTTTGCTATTTTTGAAAGTTGATTAATTTCGTCTTTTACTAGTTTTGTTTTACCTTCAGTAAGTTTTAACCTAGTTTGCTCGATTGCTTGGCCCGCTTGGCCCGCTCGAAACTCAAGCTCTGATATACTTCTTGCAAACTTTAATCTTCTCTGAATGTTATCTATTTCTTTTTGTTGTTTTGGCAGCATAGTATCATAAGTACCTTCAACACCTAAAATCATCTCCTGTGCTCTTTGAAGACCGTCAATATACTGATCCATTTCTGTGATGGGAAGAATCTTCATCTCTAAAGAGGCACCGGTATCTGCGAGTTCTTTTTGAAGTTGAGTTAATGAAGTGACTTGAGTTCCTAGCTCTATCATTGCATTTCTTTTTTGCATTAACTTTTCTATATCATCAGACTCACCGGCTATTACAGCATCCAGAATTTCTTTATATTCCAATGTTACTTTATTATTTTTGAATCTTTCATTCTTATGATTTTCAATCATAGCAGACTCATCAATTAATCTTTTTATTGCCCTTACTTGATTGTCTTCTAAATCATGTGCAGTCTTTAAATACTCTTTTAGATTCATATTTGCGGCTTGTCGAGTTCGATTCAGTTCGGCAACAGTTTGTATAGCTTTTGTTCCTGCAGTTACGCCCGCAAACTGACTTCCACCTCTTGAAGAAGCGTCTTTGTCATCTGCCTTTGCAGCCTTTGCTGCTGCTTCTAGGTCTGGCAAAGCCGCTTGTGCAGCTGCTTTTGCAGAAGCTATACTTGATTGCAGCGTAGAAAAATAGTTCTGCCCCAAACTTTCAGCAAATAAATTACTGCTTACTTGACTTAGGTTTCGAGAAAAAGCCTCAAGAGCTTGATTAGAGGTTTCTATTGAATCATAGAGAACATTTTGAACTTCTATATATTTATTAGTCTCTTCGTTAATTATTTTTAACTTTTCATCTAGGACGTCGTATTTTTCTATTTGTTCATCAACCTTTTTTCCTGACCGTACAAAACTAAAAATAAGGCTGCCTATAACCGCTATAATAGATAACCAGCTAAGAACACTAAGAGCGGTAGTTGCAACTGCTGCAAATTTTGTAGCTGCTGTCATCATTCCTGCAAAAGCGCCCCTTACTACTACTGCTGCTTTTGTATACTGAGTACCTATCCATGCACCTGTTCTTGCAACTCGACTTTCGATAGCACCGGCTGAAGCGTCATTATAAAGCTTCATCTTATTTAAGGTTATTTGTAAACTTTTAAGAATTTTTTTATCTTTTATTTTATAGGAGCCTTCTTGCTTTTTGAGCCTAGCTTCTACACGCTTGATTTGATTTTTATCAAGCATTTCTCCTTTTTGAATTCTAGCCAGTAAAGAGTTTCCTCTTACTTTATTTATAGTTTTTATGGCTTTACCATCTGCCACTACTTCTTTTTTCAAACGAGCTTTTATTGATGAATCGCCTCGTAGCTTATCAACATCTTGTTGATATTTTTTTTGAGCTTTTTGAGCGCCCTCAAATCCCTTTTTAGCACTAGCAGATACTTTTTCAAGACTGCCACTCATATTTTCTAAGCCTGGCAAAGCCGCTTTAAGAATACCAACGGTAAAAGGCAAAAAGGCAGCGATAATTAATTGAGGCATTGCTTGAAGTACTTTTACCATAGGAGTAAATCCAGCTGATAAAAACTTCTTTATATCGTTAACTACCCCTTCAAAAACTGCAGAAAGTTTAGAGAACTCATTAGGAACTTCCCCAGTGATTGCAAGAATTTTTGCGTATTTTTCTTCTACTTGGCCCAAGACTTCGGCAGTTACTGCTTGTGTGCGTTGAAAAGAGCTTAATTTTCCAGCTATCCCCAATGCTTTCTTATACTTATTAGTCGCATTTTCTAGTCTTAATATAATACCTAATTCGTCTAATAGCTCTGGTTCTGCCTTTGTTACACCTCTGATAAGTCGATTGAATGAATCTGTTAAATCTCGTCCTAAAATCTGGGAAGTTTGGTTGGCGGCTCTTCCTAATCGAGTTAGTTGATCTGCAGTTAATCCAGCTGCTGTACCTATAGCCCCTGCTTGAGCGGCATCCCTAAACCCTAGTTGGGCATCTGTAGCTGCGACAATATCTTTTGTCAAAGAACGCATAGAAACACCTACAGCAGAAGAGTATGCAAGTTGCCCACTTTCTAATCGCTGAAGATCCCCTGCATCCCTTAAAAAGTTAAAAGCGGCTGAGACTGCGAAGACTTGGGCAGCAAGAGTAGCATAAGCAGGCACAAGACCTCCATTGATACCTTGCGCCATTTTCGAAAAGTTTTTCGTAGCATTAGAAGAAGCTTGTGCAGCACCTTTTGTGCGTCTGTCTGTAGTTCGGGCATTTTCTGATACACCTTTTAGCTGCTCTTTTAACTTTTTCGCATCTACAGCTACTTTTTTAGTAGTGCCTTTATCATCTACAACTACGTCAATATAAACTTTTTTATTAGCCATTATCCTGTAACCGTATGGGCATTACTGCCGCTTCTGGATCTTCTTTCCGATTCCTTTCTTCTTTTATTTGATTCTTCCGCTCTATGTTCGATAAGTATGGCTTCATACATTTTTGCAAAATAAACCGTAGTTTTTACATCCTCAATTTCATATGTAGAAAACATAAAATTAGCTGAGGACCAGTCCTTGCCCATGTAGTATCCTGACATCCCATCCCATCTATCTGGTAGTAGTCCGAATATAAAAAATGCCACTTGCACTTCTTCAGGAAATATAGAAGTGTCCAGTGGCATCTTTTCGGGATCGGGTTCTTGACCTAGCTGCTCGCACAGCTTTAAATAAGTTTCAGTATTTACCTTAGAATCAGATTCTAATACGCTGCGCTGTAAAAGAGATTTTATTTTCTCTACTTGCGCCCAGTAAAATTTTCTAAGTCACCTACTGTTTCTGTTACCCAAGTATCAAATGAAGTGGCATTCTTCATAAGTAACTCTGCATTTTCTTGAGTAAAAGGTAATTCATCATTTGGGTCAAGATCTCCTGTATCTACCAAAAGAAGCTCTTCTAGGTAACGATACTTCAGGCCTTTCCACCCTTTGATTACTGCTTTTGTGTATTCAGTTAAAAATTTATCATCATCTAACTCTTCTTCGGGCTGATGAGTCTTTTTATTAAACTTTGTAGAAAGACAACGCTTTCTAAGTTTTACTAACTCTTCTCTCGCTAAATAACAGAGATCAATAGTCATCCCAGTATACCCTGGAAAATCAATTGTAACAGTTTTACTAGAAGTCATAAGACTAGCTAGGGAAATAGGGGTGTCGCTCATTTATATATCCTTTTTAAAATAAAATAGTATGTTTTATATCGTATAGTATATAGGAGAGGAGGAGATTTGTCAAGAATTATTTTTTGGAGGTGAAGTAAAAAAGGGGCCGAAGCCCCTTTTCTAAGTTATGCCGCGCCTACGTATTTAATAGTAGCTTCGTTCGTGCTAGCAATAGTTGAGGGCAATCCATGGAAAGAAGTCTCCAAGGAGATAACATCCTCAATACCGTGCGAAGGAATTTCAAAGTGGGCGGTGCCCATAGCAAATTCCATACGAGGTGTTGCAGAAGCTCCACCAATCTTGAAAGCAGTACTAAAAGAGTTAGTAATCAACTGTCGTGCACCGGAAGCTGTCATATCGTTAAAGAAGTCTGTAGAGGTTCCAGTATTAGTACTGGAATCTAGACCAAGATAACAATTAAAACTGCCGGAAATAGATCTTGCGCCCGTAACATGACCTACTGGAGTATTTACAGCTCCTAGTGTTTCTGGAGTAATATAAGTAATATTGTTAGAAACAGTAATTGCACCGCCTGTTAGAGTCAAAGTGTATACACCTGACCCAGAGCCGGGGAAATTAGTAGTGTCATTTGCGGTAATTGTAAGCTGGGTTAATCGATTACGAATAAAGTTATCCGTTGCATCTACATCTTCATATACCGTTTTAGTAGGCTTACTATCTGAAGTAAGTGTAGAACCAAAACCAGACCAGTTAATTGTAGCTAGTCCATCGATATCAAAATCAATAGAAGCTTCGTTTACAACTGCACTAGCAACTTTATAAACTTGTGGATTACTTCCTGCATCATCAAGAGAGAAGAAAATATCCGCAGTACCTAAAGTTGTTTTATTAGAACTAGCAAAGGTGATATCTAAGTCTGTGCCATCACGAGTGAAGCCCGTAAAATCATGAGAAGCATAAGCAGCATCGCCTACCATTAGCGCCCATAATACTTCTTCTACTGCGTGATGCGCTACAGCATCGTTTGCTGCACCTGAGCCTGTTCCCGCTGATTTAAACGGACGAACATATGTTGAGAAGGACCATTCTACAGGAGCGAGTGAGTCGTTGAACATTCTTCGTCCACGCTTACTGACTCCACTGGAATCTTCCATTTCTGCCAGAGTTACCTCTGTTGAGTTTGTTGCTTGCGAAAAGCTAAATCCATCAAGCACGGGAACTTCCCAAATTGCTGATCCAATCTTGATGTACACTTTCGTGTCGCGACTAAAATATAAAGTATCGACTGCCATAGTTTTCTCCTATGTATCTTGAAAAGACTTGGACGTGAACATTTGTTCTTGCCAGAATTTTCTAGTATTGAATCTCTATTGTTATTTCTCCAACACCTAGAGGTTCTAAAGCTCCTTCATCAGTATCAATACTGATTATAGAGATTTGATTAGTAGTAAATAAATTATTTTGCTTATCACTATATTGTAATCGTGAGTTTTCTTCAATAACTGTTTCTACGTCTTCCATTAATAAATTTAAGGCTTCTTGAGCATTTTCTTCGTTGACATAACAACGTAATACTACACCTAAGAACCTGTCCTTGTATCCACCCGCTTGGTATTGGCGGGTTTCACTTCCTGCATTTAAATGAATTGCAGGAAATTCTTCTATTTCATCCCAAAATTTTAAAAAAGGGTGAACATTATTTGCAACATCTGTAAGCATAGCCCCAGAACCATCAATGCCTTTTAGCTTCTCTGCCAAGGCTTTGAGTATATTAGACCTACGTGAAGTATAAGTTCTTTCTATAGTCATTATACTCTCCTGGTATATAGTCTTATTTGTACCATTTCTTTTGCGATCTCTCTTATAGACTGA